TTTTGCCGGGCGTGTATTAAAGAAGTTCGGCATTACGGACAAGGCGCATCAGCTGTATATGGAACGTGCTGAGAAATGTGAGCCGCCGCTGTCCAAGACGGAGCTTGATACCATCTGGAAGAGTGCTGTGAAGTTTGCCACTAAGGTTCAGGCACAGGACGGATATATCCCGCCGGATAAGTTCAACGATGAATTCGGTGCCGGTAGTCTGAAGCCGGAGGACTATTCCGATATTGGCGAGGCAAAGGTACTGTCGAGAGAGAACATGGACTGCCTGCGTTTCACCAATGCTACGGGGTTTCTTACTTACTGCGGTGACCGCTGGCATGAGGATACGCAGAAGGCACTCGGTATTACGGAGAATTTTCTGGATATTCAGCTTGCCGATGCGAATGAAGCCATCAAAAGCGCAGAGGAGGCACTGATTGTAGCCGGAGTGCCGGAAGAATCTGTCCGCACAGGTGGCAAGACGCTGGAAAAGGCTGTGCCTGCTGCAAAGATGGGACTGCTGTATGCTCTGATCGGTGCGCAGACCTACCATAAGTTCGTCATGAAATACCGCAACTACAAAAACATCGTGAATACGCAGAATGCTGCAAAGCCGATGCTGGCAATTGATGTTTCGGAGTTGGACTATGATGCAGAGTTGCTGAATACACCGGAGCAGACCTATGATCTCACCAAAGGTATGGCAGGCGGACACCCGCATGACCCGGATGATCTCATTACCAAGGTGACGAATTGCTCACCGGGAGATGAGGGGATGCAGCTTTGGCTGGACACTCTGGATACTTTTTTCTGCAAGGACAAGGCGTTGATTTCCTATGTGCAGGAAATCGTAGGTATGGCAGCAGTCGGCAAGGTGTATGCGGAGCATATGATCATTGCTTACGGTGGCGGTGCCAACGGCAAGTCCACCTTCTGGAACACTATTGCTCGTGTGCTTGGAAACTACTCCGGCAAAATCTCTGCTGAGGCACTGACCATGAACTGCAAGCGCAATGTAAAGCCTGAGATGGCAGAGCTGAAAGGCAAGCGGCTCATCATTGCATCGGAGCTGGAAGAAGGCACACGCCTGAACACTGGTATGGTAAAGCAGCTCTGCAGCGTTGACCCTATAGAAGCGGAGAAGAAGTATAAGGACCCGTTCCATTTCGACCCGTCTCATACGCTGGTGCTGTACACCAACCATCTGCCGAAGGTATCTGCCAATGATGACGGAACTTGGCGCAGACTGATTGTCATTCCCTTTAATGCAAAAATCACAGGTAAGTCGGATATCAAGAATTTCTCCGATTACCTTTTTGAACACGCAGGTTCTGCCATTATGAAATGGATTATCGAGGGTGCGGAGCTTGCCATCAATAAGGGATTTAAGTTCACTGAGCCGCAGGTGGTGGTTGATGCAATTAACGAGTATCGGGAGAACAACGACTGGCTGGGACAGTTTATTGAGGAACACTGTGACGTCGATCCTTCTTATTCGGAGAAGTCCGGGGAGCTGTATCAGCAGTACAGGGTGTCGTGCATTCAGTGCGGTGAGTTTGTCAGAAGCACTTCTGATTTTTATGGAAGTCTGGAGAAAGCCGGATTTTTCCGTTACAGAAAGAAAAGCGGTCGTGTCATTGTTGGCTTAAAGCTGAAGGACGGACAGGACTTCTTGGAGTAAACGGTGACAGTCACGACACTCAAAATATAGAATTTTATATTTTTCGCTGTATATTGCGGCGGTTAACATATTGTGGTGACAGTCGGGACAGTCATTTCTGAAAAGTGGAGCAACTTAAAAGGTGTCACTCGTGTATCTCTCTATATAAAAGTTCTATATGAAAATAAAAAATATTCTATATAGAGAGTTTAAGGATAGAGATACACGAGCGACACCGCCTATAAATTATCCCACTGATGAAAGGAGTCAGCCTTGCAAGAAAAATATATAGAAAAGCAGTTAGTGATGGAAGTAAAAAAGCGCGGAGGCATTTGCCCTAAGTGGGTGTGCCAGGGCTTTGATGGAATGCCCGACCGATTGGTATTTCTACCGAACAGGAAGTTTGGCATGGTGGAGGTAAAAGCTCCAGGAGAAAAACCGAGACCGCTGCAGCTTTCCAGACACAGGTTAATAGAAAATTTAGGCTTTAGGGTTTATGTCCTTGATACCCCGGAGCAGATTGGAGGGATTCTTGATGAAATTCAATCCACATGAGTATCAGAAATATGCTATAGAATATATCAAAACTCACCCTGTAGCCGCAATATTACTCGGCTGTGGACTTGGTAAAACCAGTATTGCACTCACGGCCATTGACGATATGCTGCATGATAGCTTTGATGTACGGAAGGTACTGATTGTAGCACCGATCCGTGTTGCAAAGGTCTCATGGCCGGACGAGATACAGAAATGGGATCATCTTTCTGACCTGAAATATGCAGTGGCGGTCGGCACACAGGAAGAACGCATCGCAGCACTACAAGCAGATGCTGATATATACATCATCAATCGTGAAAACCTGTCATGGCTGATTGATGAGAGTGGTCTGCCCTTCGATTTTGATATGTGCGTGCTGGATGAGCTTTCTTCTTTTAAGAACTGGCAGTCAAAGAGGTTTAAATCATTTATGAAAGTCAGGCCAAGACTGAAGCGGGTAATCGGCCTTACTGGTACACCTTCCAGTAACGGATTGATGGATCTGTTCGCAGAATTCCGATGCCTTGATATGGGTGAACGGTTGGGCAGATTTATCGGTCAGTATCGAAGTTCTTATTTCAAGCCGGACAGGTGCAATGGGAACATCGTGTATTCATATAAGCTACTGCCGGGTGCAGAGGAAGAAATATACCGCAAAATATCGGATATTACGATTTCCATGAAATCCACCGACTTATTGCAGATGCCGGAATTGGTGAACTCAGAATACACAGTCACACTGGATGAGGCAGAAAAAGAAAAGTACGAGTCGCTGAAAAAGGACTTGATTCTTCCACTGACCGAAGGCGGCGAAATCACTGCCGCCAATGCAGCAGCACTTTCCGGGAAACTGGTGCAGATGGCGAACGGTGCGGTGTATTCCGATGACGGAGAAGTAATCAGCATTCATGACAAGAAACTAGATGCGTTGGAAGATATCATCGAATCGGCAAATGGCAGACCAGTGTTGGTGGCTTACTGGTACAAGCATGATCTGGAGCGTATTGATAAGCGGCTGCAAAAGTTGAAAACCAGCTATGCTTGTATTTCTACGGATGCCAGCATCCGGAATTGGAATGACGGAAAGATTGCTGTAGGTCTGATTCACCCAGCATCTGCCGGACATGGTCTGAATCTGCAGCAGGGTGGAAATATCATTGTCTGGTTTGGACTGACATGGAGCCTGGAACTGTATATCCAGACTGTGGACAGGCTGTTCCGCCAGGGGCAGAAAGCAGAAACGGTATCGGTCATTCACATCGTAACCAAGGGTACGATTGATGAGCGAATTATGAAAGCCTTAACCGATAAGGACAGCACACAGTCAGCACTTATCGAAGCAGTGAAGGCAGAATTGTAAATCAGAGTCAATGAGAGTCAATCCGAGGAAATCTATTTTTTCGGAGGTGGAATATATGTGTAAGAATCACAGCATAACAAATTATGAGAACCTGGCAAATGCAATTATCCTGCAGGCAGTGAAGGATTATCGGACAACATTGAATTGTCTGGCAATGAATCCAAACAACAGAAGCGCACGATATGATAAGGCAGAAGTCGAGCGTTTCTTTCGTTCGCAGTGGTATTCGGCACTGACAAGCGTGGATGGAGAGATGCTGATTCGCTCTCTCCGTGAGGAGGTGAACACATGACGGCTAAGGAATACTTAAACCAGGCAAGACACCTGGATGCACTTATTCATTGCCGACTACGTGAAATTGACTATTGGAGAGATTTATCCAGCAACGTTTCAAGTAGTAGCTTTGAAGAACACTACAACTCAAATCGCTCTACCGAAGCACCTTTTGCCAAATGTATCGAAAAGATTGACGAGATACAGCATGATGTGGCAGATAAGGTTTCCTATCTGGTAAAAATCAAAGGTGAAATCAATATGGCAATCGATAATATGAACAATCGTGATGAACAGTTAGTTCTCCGCTACCGGTATCTTGAAGGCTTTAGTTGGGAAGAAATCGCCCAGATGCTTTATGTGTCGGTTAGAACAGTGCATCGCATACATGGGTCGGCACTTCAAAATTTTTTAGTCCCGGATTGAAAGTTAGCACACTTTGTCACAGAATGTCACACCTGATCTGTGGTATTATTATAATAGCGAAAAAGAATGAGGACAGCTTTCATGGGAGCAATCCTGTGAGGGCTTTTCTTATGCAATCGAAGAGGTGAACCTATGCCAAGAAAAGCAAAGCACCCCTGCGGTCACCCTGGATGTCCGAAATTAACTGAAGAAAGATACTGTTCTGAACACAAGTCATTGCACCCTGACAGGCCATCAGCCGCCAAGCGTGGTTATGGCAGCAAGTGGCAGAGAGTCAGCAAAGCATACCTGCGGAAGCATCAGCTGTGCGTAAAGTGTCAGGCACAGGGCAGATACGTTCCTGCAACAGTTGTTGACCATATCATTCCACACCGTGGTGATAAGAATTTATTCTGGAATGAATCCAACTGGCAGGCACTCTGCAAATCATGCCATGACAGGAAAACCTGGACGGAAGATAACAATCCGGAGTACACATACTGACCCCGGGGGATAAAAACCTCTAAATGTGAACATTCTAAAGACCGGCGCCCCCTCTCACGCACAAAAACGGGTATTCAAAGGGCGTATTGCCCCCTGGGTCTTAAAAGTAACGAAAAATACCGATATCAACTACATTTGCCGACTTTTGCAGTCGGCATTTTTTATGCTTATTTTTACGATTTTGTTTGAATTTCTTTGATTTCAGAAAGGCGGTGACATCATGGCAAAAGACGGTACAAACCGTGGCGGTGCAAGACCTGGTGCTGGTAGACCAAGAAAGGCTCTGACCGAGAAGATTGCTGAAGGAAAAACTGCGGAAGTCATGATGCAGCCGGCTGAAATCGATTCAGTTGACGTTCCTCCTGTGAGAGAATTCATGCAGGAATTACAGCGTGATGGTACAAAACTTCTTGCTGATGAGGTGTATACCGAAACTTATCAGTGGCTGAAAGAACGCTCCTGTGAGAAAATTGTCAGCCGTCAGCTGGTGGAACAGTATGCAATGAGCATTTCACGTTGGATACACTGCGAGCAAATCGTCACCAAGTACGGATATATTTCCAAGCACCCTACGACAGGTGCTGCAATTGCATCGCCCTATGTGGCTATGTCGCAGAACTATATGAAACAGGCAAACCAAATCTGGAATCAGATTTTTCAGATTGTGAGAGAAAACTGCTCCGTGGAGTTCCAGGGCAACCCGAATGAAGATATGATGGAAAAGCTGCTCCGCAGCAGAAAGTGAGATTTACATGAAAGCAGACACTCAGTTCTGGCGAGACCTGAAAGCTAACCGCCAGAAAATGACGAAACAACAGTACCGTACCCTGAAAGGTCAGGCAGCAAGCGGAAAGGTCATGGATGCCAGAAAAGGCTTACAGAAAGTTTTGAAAAGGAGAAACGGAGCATGAATACGACTACAGAATTACAGCTGATTGCAACAGACAAGCTGATTCCATATGCCAACAATGCAAGAACTCATAACAAGGAACAGATTCTGAAACTTCGCTCATCTCTGCGTGAGTTCGGATTTGTAAATCCTGTTATTATCGACCGAGAAAATAATATTCTCTGCGGTCATGGACGTGTCATGGCGGCAAAAGAAGAAGGCATCACAGAAGTTCCTTGTGTATATGCCGACCATCTCACAGAGGCACAAAAGAAAGCGTATATTCTGGCTGACAACAGAATGGCAATGGACGCAGGTTGGGACGATGAGTTACTTGCTGTTGAAATGGAAGAACTCCAGAATCTCGGCTTTGACCTCGGTCTTACCGGATTTGATGAATCTGAAATTGCTGATCTCTTTGCAATTGACAGCGATGAAGCCAAAGAAGATGATTTCGATGTGGATGCAGAACTTGAAAAGCCTTGCAAATCAAAACCCGGTGACATCTGGCATCTTGGAAAGCACACAGTTATCTGCGGTGATTCCACGCTGCCTGAAACCTATGCGGCACTTCTTGGTGATACAAAGGTAAATCTTGTCTGCACGGACCCACCGTATCTTGTAAACCTGGAAAGCACATCGGGTAAAATCAAAAACGATGACCTTGATGATGAAAAAGGCTATGAGTTCCTGAAATCTGCATTTGAAAGATTCAAAGATGCAATGGCAAAAGATGCAAGTATCTATGTGTTTTATGCAACTTCCAAGGCTCGTGTATTCCATGATGCTTATGAGGATGCAGGTTTCAAGGTGGGTGCAGGTCTTGTATGGAAGAAAGACCGTCTTGTTCTTACCAGAACCGACTGGAAGTATATCCATGAACCAATTATCTGGGGCTGGAGAAAAGACGGAAAGCATATCTGGTACGGCGACCAGAAACAGAAAACTGTGTTTGAATTTGACCGCATCAAAAACAGCAAAGAGGACGGCTGCGGACATCCGTCCAGTAAGCCGGTGCCGCTGATCGCCTATCTGATTTCCCAGTGTACACAGACAAACGGAATGGTGCTGGACGGGTTCCTGGGAAGTGCTTCTACTCTTATTGCCTGTGACCAGTTGAATCGTGTATGCTTTGGAGTTGAACTTGAACCTAAGTTCGTTGATGTTGCCGTTGAAAGATACATAAAACTTCATGAGGGCAATGCTGATGATGTGTATTTGATACGCAATGGAGAAAGAATCGAATACAAGGATGTGACTGTATCAGATGAATAAACCACTTACACTCGGCAGCCTTTTTGACGGTTCAGGAACGTTCCCGATGATGGGAATGCTCTCAGGCATTGTGCCAAAGTGGAGCAGCGAAATAGAACCTTTTCCGATTGCTGTTACTACAAAGCGACTGCCATTTGTAAAGCATCTCGGTGACATCAACAAAATCAACGGTACTGAAATTGAACCCGTTGATATCATAACATTCGGCTCACCATGTACTGACCTCTCGGTTGCAGGCAAAAGAGCCGGGCTGAATGCAGAGCGTTCAGGACTTTTCTTTCAGGCAGTCAGAATCATAAAGGAAATGAGGTGTGCTACAAATGGCAAATATCCAAGATTTGCAGTCTGGGAAAATGTCGCAGGAGCTTTCTCCTCCAACGCCGGTGAGGACTTCCGATGCGTCCTCGAAGAACTCTGTAAGGTCAAAGACCCGGACATTTCTGTCCCTAAACCTGCAAAGTGGACAAAGGCGGGAGAAATTGTGGGAAATGGTTTCTCTGTTGCCTGGAGAACATTCGATGCTCAATACTGGGGTGTACCCCAACGAAGAATGCGTATCTACCTTGTCGCAGATTTTACAGGCACAAGTGCCTCGAAAATACTATTTGAGTCAGAGGGCGTGTCTGGGTATTCTGCGGAGAGCTTCCGAACGTGGCAAGAAACTGCCCGAAGTTTTGGAGATTGCTCTGAGGAAACAGGCTCAGGGTTAATGTTTGAAAACCATTCGCAGGCTACAAGATATACAGGACCTCTTGAAGTCGCACAGACTGTATCTGCAACCTACGGTACAGGCGGAAACAATCAGCCTTTCGTGGTGGAATCCGCAGGATTCTGCACCGAGCATTCAGCAAATGCACATGGCATCGGTTATGAAAATGAAAAAGCACCTACACTTCGGGCAGGTGTTGTTCCGGCTACTTTGAAAATTCGCTGTGGTGGCGGTTCTGGCGGTAAAGGTGCATTGATTCAGGAAAATAAATCTGCAACGCTATCCTGCAATAATGACCAGACGCTTTTCGTTCCCAAGGCTTATGGAATTTGCTCCAAGCACAGCAATTCCATGATGTCCGATAATCCAAACAGCGGATTTTATGAAGCAGATACAGCAAGAACCATAGATACAAGCAACCAGTCACCCTGCAAAAACCAAGGCGGTATGGTTGTAATTGAGGGCAACGGCTCACGTCCTTCACATCATGGTGACGGATATAAGGAATCCCAAACAATGTACACTCTCAATTGCACTGAAAACCATGCAGTTTCCTACGGCATTGGCAGACCTGCAATGAATCAGGGTTATAATGCACGATTCAGTTTTCAGATTGAAGAAGAAACTTCACCAACACTTGTAGCATCGGGTGCAGGCGGAATTGCTCACCCTGTCTACAGTTCTTCAAAGGCATCATTCTTTACTGCTGCTGAAAAGGAAAAAGCAAACACTCTTGTGGCATCGGATTACAAAGATCCGCCGCTTGTAAATGACAGCACTCCTGAGATCGAATATATCGTAAGAAGACTGACACCGCAGGAATGTGCATTGCTCCAGGGTATGCCGACATGGTGGTGTGATGACCTGGGAACGGAAAATCCCACTGAGGCTGAAATTGACTGGTGGCAGAATGTTTTTGAAACCTACAATAAAGCTATCGGAAAAGAATGTAAGCCGAAATCTCGTAAGCAGACTGAAAAGTGGCTGAAAGACCCGTATTCCGATAGTGCTGCCTACAAAATGTGGGGCAACGGCATCGCAGCCTGCAACGCATGGTTTGTCCTTGCCGGAATCGCCTATTATGCACAAAATGAAGGAAAATAATTCTACATATCCCACACTTGATATCTGTGCCATTTAGAGTTATCATGTGTACTACCGAAAAGGAGGTCAAACACATGATGATTGAATTACATCTTACAGGAAATGAACGCAAAGAACTGGTCAAAGCAGTCAGCGAAATTATCGGTGTCCCTGCCGAATATCAGTATATGCCGACCTGTGCATACAAAATCGGCAGAGATTACACAGTCACTAAGGAGGGTAATCTTGAAATCAGCTATTCAGCCGACAGCAAGGAAATCCGGCATCTGGTAGATGAACTAGTCAGCAAAGGCTACGATGTTCCACTTGATGAAGAAGAAAACGGTCTGACGGTAGAGATGCCGTTGGAACTGGTTGATGATGCAACCATTGACAGACTCAGAAGAATTGTAGAAAACAAGGGTGAACTTTTCAAGGCGGCATTCAAAACAGACAATCTTGAAATCCTTGTAGAAGAAGACAAGGTTTGCTTTCCATGGTTTACTGTGGAGGAGTGCGATGATACAAGCGCCTACTGCATTTTCATTTCCATGCTTTGTGAATTTGCGAAGAATCAAAGCCGTATCAACAACAAGCCTGACACCAGCGACAATCCTAAATATGCCATGCGATGCTATCTTCTTCGCCTTGGCATGATTGGAGCAGAATACAAAGCAGCAAGAAAGGTACTTCTCAGAAATCTTTCAGGCAGTTCAGCATTTAGAAAGGTGGGTGATTCAGATGAAATTTCCGAATAAAGCGTATCTGGAACAGCTGCGAAAAGCCTACCCTGCAGGAACAAAAATACAGTTGATTTCTATGCGTGATGAAACCTATCCGATTTTGCCCGGAACAGTCGGTGAAGTGACTCATATTGATGACGCTGGCAGTGTTCACATGAAATGGGAAAACGGTTCTTCCCTCGCTTTGATTCCCGAAGTGGATAGTTTCAGGGTGGTTTTGGGGGCTTCAAAATAAGCGAGCACCTATTCCATCGTACTGTATTTTACCATAGAATAGCAACCTTATCAAGGGTGTATCTTACACAATCTTTCGCCGAAATACAGCCAAAAAGATTGTGTAGTAATCGTATTGCTATATCCTCCGTTTAGAGTTAATATGTAACACAACGAAAGGGCAAAAAGCCCAGAAATACGGAGGAAAATACCATGAACGAAAAGACAAGAAAGCAGATCGAAAACCTGAAAAACCAGACCATAGGCGTGGAAATTGAGATGAACCACATTACAAGAGACCGGGCCGCAAAAATTGCCGCTGACTTCTTCGGAACACGCCGCTACGAAAACACAGCAAACAGAAACGGCTACTGCACCTGGTCAGCATGGGATGCACAGGGCAGAGAATGGAAATTTCAAAGAGACGTTTCCATTGCAGGTCCCGACAGCGAAAAGTGCGAACTGGTTACACCGATTCTTCACTACGAGGATATTGAAACCTTGCAGGAACTTGTTCGCCGACTGAGAAAAGCCGGAGCAGTCAGCCACGCAGGAATTGGGGCTGGGGTTCACATTCACATCGGTGCAAACGGCCACACACCGCAGACACTCCGCAACCTTGCAAACATCATGGCAAGCCACGAAAAACTGATTGCTGATGCCCTGAAAATCGATCAGGGCAGAATGAACCGCTACTGCAGAACGGTAAGTCCGGAATTCATCGAAAAGGTAAACAAGAAAAAGCCTGCAACCATGGCACAGCTTGCAGACCTTTGGTACACAGCAAACGGTGCAAACTACGGCAGAGACCACCATTACAATGACAGCCGATACCATATGCTGAACCTCCACGCAACCTTTACAAAAGGCACGATTGAATTCCGGCTTTTCCAGTTTGACAAGCCAACGGCGGAGCGGAAAAACGGACTTCATGCCGGACAGCTGAAAAGCTACATTCAGCTTTGTCTTGCCCTTTCCGAAATGGCAAAGGAACTAAGAACAGCAAGTCCAAAACCACAGCAGACCGAAAACCCAAAGTTCGCCATGCGGACTTGGCTGATTCGCCTGGGACTGGTTGGTGAAGAATTCGCCACAGCAAGAGATTTTCTGACCAGAAACCTAAGCGGCGATGCCACATTCCGATTCGGCAGAAACTAAACCGCAGGAGATATCCTCCTGCCCCCTTGCCACCTGCGGGTGGCTTAAGGTGGTAGAAGGATGTTTCCTTCGGAAAGGATTTGATTACGATGACAAAATTTTACCTTGCCTACGGCAGCAACCTAAACGTGCAGCAGATGCGGTTTCGCTGCCCCGATGCCAAAGTGGTGGGAACGGCAGAAATTCCCGATTACCAATTATTATTCAAGGGCAGTAAGACTGGTTCTTACCTGACCATTGAAAAGAAAAAGGGTGGCATGGTTCCGGTTGCTGTTTGGGCGGTTTCAAAGCGAGATGAACTGGCTCTTGACCGCTACGAGGGCTTCCCCAATTTCTATTACAAAACGGAAATGGAACTGCCGGTAAAATGCTGGAAAACCGACAAAACAAAAACGCTGACTGCCTTTGTGTACATCATGCATGAGGAGCGAAAGCTGGAAATTCCAAGTCATGCCTATGTGAGAACTTGCGTTCAGGGGTACCGTGATTTTGGTTTTGATTTGAAACATCTGCGGCTTGCGTTTGATATTAGCGAAAGGGGTGTAAGAAATGAAAACGGCTGAAAAAGTGACAAGAGTTTGTCCGCATTGCGGCATAGAATATCATGGCGTTCCTGCACTTTCCAGAATCGACAACCAGACGCTAATATGCCCTGACTGTGGAACAAGAGAGGCTTTGGAAAGCATCGGGATTTCCAAAGAAGAACAGGACAAAATCGTAAGCATCATTCATCGCAATACAACTGAATAATCGCACACAAGCCGCCACGTTTGGCTGTGTGGGCATTAAGGGAGACCACCGCAAAGTTATTCCTTTTGAAAAATCGCCCCACACGAGCCACATAGGCGGCTTTGTTGTGCCGTCATATTATACACAATAATTACCTCCGAAATCGGCTTTATGTTTGTTACATTTATTATCGCAGATATCGTTGACTATCCCCTTGATATGCGGTAATATACTACACAACGGAACGGGAAACCGACCGAAAATAACGAAAAAACGGAGGAAAACACCATGAACGAACAGATTAAAACATACTTTGAAAATCTCAGAAAGAATGCCGAGAACAATGCAAACAAGCTGAGACGAGGAACACTTGAAGCCTACTGGACTTACGAATTCAACCTTAACCACAACAGCAGCGAATTTGAATGCAATGAACTTCCCTGGACAACGGACATGAGTGATTTTGTGAAGACCATGAGAGAGGCAGGAGTTGAAACCATAGCGGTTACGGAAACAAGCACGGCACTCCTTGAAAACCTTCACAAACTCGCAAACCAGGGCTGCACCATCGAGGAACTTTGCAAAGTAAGCAGACCGGACATTTGGGGCAAGGGCAAAGAATACCCCGCAATCCGAATCAGAATTAACTAAAGCCGAGGAGCCAAGGGGGCAGAAGAAACTGCCCCACGCAGGCTCAGAAAGGAAAAGCCATGCACATACTTATTGTTGAACCGGGAAAGCACCCACGACTTGCTGACATTGATGATAGCCTTGAATCCCTGCAGAAAACAGTGGGCGGTTACATTGAGGCAATTTACCCTTTTGAAGATGAAATCGCAATAATCTGCGATGAGGAATCAAAGCTGAAATCAGATACAGAATGGAACAGACTTCTTCCGGAAACAGGAGATGTCATCAAAGGCACCTTCATTATCGCAGGACTTGGAGATGAGGATTTCACAGATCTTTCTCCCGGACTTATAGAAAAGTACAAACAGCGTTTCTGGAACATTGAACTTTTCGTTCCTACGCCTAACGGTTTGATGCCGATTGTAATAAGGGAGTGACAGCCGCCACGTTGCCCCACAGCGGCAAGAATTAACGATTCCGAATACTTACCCAATGCAGAAACAAGCCCCACAAACGGCAGCGTGGCGGCTTGTTTCTGATGTCATAATATACACAATTCTGAGCCGGTTTCATGGCTGTATATTCTGGCAGTTTAGCGGGTTGCTATTATTCACACTATGCGGTAATATGTACACAACGCAAGGGAAACCAAGCGAAAAAAAACGGAGGAAATTAAAATGGTATCATACGGAATCGCAAAGGCAAGAGCAAAGGCTTGGAGAACAGACTGGAACGAAAGAACCGAAATCACAAAGGCAATCATCACCTGGGTGGACAGCGAGTACGAATACGAACTTGAGATTGAAAACGATGACCACATGGACGATGAGGAGTTCAAAGCCTGGATTGAAAAGAACGCCGAAGAATTTGCAAAGGAAGATGCAGAGGAAAACGGAACGACATTTGAAGAAATCGACAGCATTGAATACGAAGAGGACTACATCGACGATGATGCCCTTTTCGAAGATGAATATGCAGCAGCCTGCGAATTTGAATGGGAATGCGAAATCGGCAGATAATGCCCACCATCATTTTCAAAACACAGCCTCAGAAATGGGGCTGTGTGGCTCGTACCGAAGAAATATAGTACACAAAATACAGCTGTAATGTTTGTGCAGTATATTTCTCCGTTTATGCTTGATATACTTGAATTAGTATGGTAACATGGTTACAATGGGAATAGGTTCTCGATTACAAAATTGCCCCACGGGGCTTAAAATTATTCAGACTTGCTTTTTGCAGGTCTTTTTTGTTAGGTGGTGATAGAGTGGTAAAATACAAGCCGACAGAATTCATGGCAGAAGATTCAAGGTACGATAAAAAATCAGCAGATTACGCTGTAAATTTTATCGAATGCCTTAGTCATACCAAAGGCACATGGGCAGGAAAAAAATTTGAACTTCTGGACTGGCAGGAACAGATTATCCGTGACCTTTTCGGTATTCTGAAACCGAACGGTTACCGGCAGTTTAATACTGCGTACATTGAAATCCCAAAGAAGAACGGCAAGTCAGAACTTGCCGCCGCCGTTGCACTTCTCCTTACCTGTGGTGACGGTGAAGAACGAGCCGAGGTTTACGGCTGTGCCGCAGACCGACAGCAAGCTGCCATTGTGTTTGATGTTGCCGCTGATATGGTGAGAATGTGTCCCGCACTGAATAAACGAGTCAAAATCCTGACGTCACAAAAGCGAATCGTGTATATTCCCACAAACAGCTTTTATCAGGTGCTTTCAGCTGAGGCTTACTCAAAGCACGGATTTAACATTCACGGAGTTGTGTTTGACGAACTACATACCCAGCCTAACAGAAAGCTGTTTGATGTAATGACAAAGGGTTCTGGTGATGCCAGAATGCAGCCACTTTATTTCCTTATCACCACGGCAGGAACAGACACCAACAGCATCTGCTATGAAGTACACCAAAAGGCAAAGGATATTATTGAGGGCAGAAAACATGACCCGACTTTTTATCCCGTTATCTATGGTGCAGATGAGTCTGAGGACTGGACTGACCCAAAGGTATGGAAGAAAGCAAATCCATCACTCGATAAAACAATCGGAATGGAAAAGGTTGTGGCTGCGTGTAATTCTGCAAAAGAAACTCCGGGAGAAGAAAACGCTTTCCGACAGCTTAGACTCAATCAATGGGTAAAGCAAGCAGTCCGCTGGATGCCTATGGAGAAGTGGGATAAATGCAAGATAGCGTTTGATGAAGATGACCTTGCAGGACGTGTCTGCTACGGGGGTCTTGACCTTTCCTCCACTACGGATATTACAGCATTTGTTTTGGTGTTTCCACCAACGGAAGAAGATGAACATTACTACGTTCTGCCGTATTTCTGGTTACCGGAAGAAACATTGCCACTCCGTGTCAGACGTGACCACGTTCCCTATGATGTATGGGAACGGCAAGGCTATCTGAAAACCACTGAGGGAAATGTTGTGCATTATGGATTTATTGAGAATTTCATTGATGAACTGGGGCAGAAATTCAACATAAAAGAAATAGCATTTGACAGATGGGGTGCTGTGCAGATGTCGCAGAACCTTGACGGTCTTGGTTTTACAATGGTTCAGTTTGGGCAGGGATACAAGGATATGTCACCGCCCACAAAAGAACTGATGAAACTGACCCTTGAACAAGCACTTGCTCATAACGGACACCCAGTTCTCCGTTGGATGATGGATAATATTTTCATTCGCCGTGACCCAGCCGGAAACATCAAGCCGGACAAAGAAAAATCCACAGAGAAAATTGACGGCGCTGTTGCCATGATTATGGCTCTTGACCGTGCAATCCGCTGTGGATGTGTTTCTGAGGAGTCTGTTTATGATTCGAGGGAGATGTTGATTTTGTAGTTGATATCAGTTCGGCAAATGGGAATATTCCATTGCAAAAATAAACTGATAGAATTTACTTTATGCCCCTTTGCCTTGTGATTTCGTACATCAGAATTGAAGCAGCACAGCTTACATTGAACGAAGATGCGTATGATTTTTCTGACATTGGAATAGTACAAAGCAGGTCGCAATATTCTTTATATGCTTTGTTCAGTCCCATAGTTTCATTGCCCATCATTAGCATTAGAGGAACTGTAAGGTCAGCTGAATAAATCGGATTTTGCTTGTGAGCGGTAGTTCCGACAGTAAGGAAATTCGGATACTGTTCTTTCAATTTGTTTAGATACATAAAGAGATCGTTATTATCAGCGATTCGTATAACGGGCATATTGAAAAAAGAACCCATAGCAGAAACAACTACATCAGGATCATAAAGGTCTATGGAATGTCCTGTAATGATAAGCATATCTGCTCCGAGTGCATCACAAGAGCGTATCATTGTTCCGAGATTGCCTTTGTTTGACGGTCTGTCAAATAATACTATAAAAGGATTTTCGGAAAGCGACACGTTCTCAAGCTTGTCCTCACGCATTTCAATGATAGCCATTAACTCAGACGTATCATCTTTATTGCTGAGGTCATTCATAAGCTCAGCTGTAAGACAAAAATTCTCATCTGTTTTAATATTTGCAATCATTTCCTTTGCCCAGCCGGATAAATTGTTTCCGTCATAAATAAAAGATTTTATATTCCATTTGTTCTTTACAGCTTCATTAAGGCTTCTGACACCCTCAACTAAGAACTCGTTATATCTGTACCTTTTATTTCTGTTAGTCTTAAGCACTTCAAATTTCTGATATGTGCTGTTTTTGCTGAATACTTTTGTTTCACGCATAGTGTATCCTTTTTCCTGACGGAAAAAGTCCTCCCTTCGATTTTTAAATTTGGGGGTGGGTGTAAAACCATTTCCGATTTGTAGAGCAACTGCCCCACATTTAGTTTAACATTATTATACCACACCCATATACACAAAGTCAAGAAAGGAGTTGATTTTCATGGGTATTTTCACAGGACTTTTCAAGTCCAGAGATAAGCCACAGAACAGTTATGACAGCCCGTCCTACACATATTTTTTCGGACGAGCAAACAGCGGTAAACGTGTAACCGACAGAACAGCCTTGCAGCACATTGCGGTTTATGCCTGCGTGAGAGTTTTGTCGGAGGCTATTGCACAGTTACCGCTTCATGTGTACAAATACAACGATAAAGGAAAAGAGCGAGTGACACAGCACCCGCTTTACTTTTTGCTCCACGACCAGCCTAATCCTGAAATGACATCATTTGTTTTCAGGGAAACCTTAATGTCACATCTGCTGATTTACGGCAATGCCTATGCTCAGATTATCAGAAACGGCAGAGGTGATGTTATCGGACTGTATCCATTGATGCCCGACAAGATGAAGGTTGACCGTGACGATAAAAACCGCTTGATATATATTTACAGCCGTTACGATGAAGCCAATCCGAATATGAAAGAACAAGGTGACATAGTTCTCTATGCCGATGAAGTTCTGCATATTCCCGGACTTGGATTTGATGGATTGGTTGGATATTCGCCGATTGCACTTGCTAAAAATGCAATCGGTATTTCTATTGCCTGTGAGGAATACGGTGCGTCATTCTTCGGAAATGGTGCATCTCCAAGCGGTGTACTTGAACACCCAGGAGTTATCAAAAATCCCGAGCGTGTGCGTGATGCATGGCAGAGAGCCTACGGCGGAAGAAATGCTCATAAAGTTGCAGTCTTGGAAGAGGGCATGAAATTTACTCCCATTGCAATTCCGAATAATGAGGCACAGTTCCTGGAAACCAGAAAGTTTCAGATTGAAGAAATTGCAAGGCTGTATCGTGTACCTCTCCACATGATTGGTGACCTTGACCATGCCACATTTTCAAACGTGGAACACCTGTCACTTGATTTCGTGAAATACAGCCTTGACCCCTGGATTGTCCGCTGGGAACAGGGACTTATGAAAGCACTCCTTTCAGATTCAGAGAAAGGCAAGTATTTCATCAAATTCAACGTTGACGGACTTCTGCGTGGTGATTATGCAAGCAGAATGCAGGGATATGCAACAGCACGTCAGAACGGCTGGATGTCCGCTAATGATATTCGTGAAATGGAAGATATGAATATGATTCCTGCCGAAGAGGGTGGAGATCTCTATTTGTGTAATGGCAGCTTTACAAAACTTTCTGAAGCTGGTGCATTTGCAAATCCTAAACCAATAAAGGAGGAAGAAACCGAATGAAGAAATTCTGGAACTTCGTGAAGAACGAAGATACCTCGGAAACGGAACTTTACTTTGAGGGACCGATATCTGATGAAACGTGGCTGGGTGATGAAATAACTCCGGCTCTGTTTCGTGATGAGCTATCAAAAGTCAGCGGAGATCTGACTGTCTGGCTGAACAGTCCGGGCGGCGATTGCATTTCTGCAAGTCAAATCTACACCATGCTTCGAAATCATAAAAGCAAAGTGACAGTAAAGATTGACGGTATTGCAGCATCAGCAGCATCTGTTGTAGCCATGGCAGGAGATGAAACACTGATTAGTCCGACAGGCTATCTGATGATTCATAACCCTATGACCTATGCTTCAGGGAATAAAGCAGAGATGGAAAAAGCAATTGCACTTTTAGATGAAATCAAGGAAGGCATCATCAACGCATATACCCGAAAAACAGGACTGAGCCGAAACAAGATATCAAAACTAATGGATGATGAGACATGGCTGAATGCAGAGAAAGCACAGCAGCTAGGTTTTGCTGACGGTATCCTATTTGATGATAAAGACAGGAAAAAGTCATCTGTTCCCGAAAAAGAAGAATCCAATCCGGATGAAAAGCAGATGTCTATGCTGTATTCACCAATTCAGACCACTGCATCACTGATGCAGAAAATATCCGCTATTACACCGAAAGGTGTTCCCATTAACCAGCTGGACAAACGTCTGGCACTTTTAAAAGATTGATTGGAGGAATGAACATGACCATTCAGGAACTGAGAGAAAAGAGAGCGAAGGCTTGGGATGATGCAAGAGAATTTCTAGATTCCAAGCGTAACGACAGCGGTTTGCTTTCCGAAGAGGACAGCAAGACCTATGATGCCATGGAGCAACAGATTGTGGCTTACGGAAAGGAAATCGACCGTCTGGAACGTCAGGAAAAGCTTGCCCGTGAGATGAATGCTGCAACATCTGTGCCACTGGTGTCTGTACCCGGAACACATACAGAGCAGTCAGAAAAGACTGGCATTGCATCGGACAGCTACAATAAAGCATTCTGGAACAATATCCGCAATCGCAACTATATTGATGTCCATAATGATTTGCAGATCGGCACTGATTCGGAGGGTGGTTATCTCTGCCCGGATGAATTTGAAAAGAAGTTAATCGAATCACTGGAAGAAGAGAATATTTTCCGTCAGCTGGCAACAGTGATTCAGACATCTTCCGGTGACCGTAAGATTCCAATCGTGACCAGCAAGGGCGAGGCAGTGTGGATGGACGAGGAAGAAGCCTATTCTCTGTCTGATGACGTTTTCGGACAGGCATCTCTTTCTGCTTACAAAGTTGGTACTGCTATTAAGATTTCGGAAGAGCTCTTGAATGATTCTGCCTTTGACTTGCCTTCGTATATTGCAAAAGAGTTTGCAAGACGTGTGGGAGCAAAGGAAGAAGAGGCATTCTTTGTAGGTGACGGTAAAGGTAAGCCGACCGGTATTTTTGCCGATGCTGGCGGTGCAGAAGACGGAGTGACTACTTCCGGTGCGGCAATTACATTTGATGACATCATGGAACTCTTCTATTCGTTAAAATCACCATACCGCAAGAAAGCCGTCTGGGTGATGAATGACACCACGGTCAAGGCACTTCGCAAGCTGAAGGACAACACCGGAAACTATATCTGGAATCCATCTGTACAGGCAGGTGTACCAGATATGATTCTCAATCGCCCGTATTATACTTCCAGCTATGTTCCGACTTTAGAAGCCGGCAGCAAGGCGATTGCATTCGGTGATTTCAAGTACTACTGGATTGGCGACCGTCAGGGCAGAACCTTTAAGCGCCTGAATGAGGTCTTTGCCATGAACGGACAGGTCGGTTTTATTGCAAGTCAGCGTGTAGATGGCAGACTCATCCTCCCGGAGGCTGTAAAGACACTGACTATCAAGGGCACTTCCACAACAAAGGCATAATAGCAGAAAGGGGCTGGAGTGGGTGGTAACATTACAAGAAGCAAAAAACTATCTTCGTGTGGATCACAGCGAGGATGACAAGCTGATTCAGGACTTACTTTTGACGGCGAAAAAGCTGTGCATGGACGTAGGAAGAATTGACGAAGAAGAGCTTGCACAAAATGAAGATACAGTGCGGACGGCTATGTTGTTCGCACTTGGCTATCTTTATGAAAACCGCAATACAGCCGATATGAAAAAACTTACCTTATCTCTACGTTCTATTCTCTTTGCACAGCGTGAGGAGGTAATCTGATGGAAATCGGAAATCTCAATCAGCGAATCACCATTCTGGAGCACAACACGAAAATTGACAGCATCGGCAACCACAAGGCACAGTGGGAGGAATTATTCTCCTGCTGGGCTGCTGTCAATGTAAAATCATCTTCGGAAACCACAGATGCAGGTGTGACAAAAGAGGTCAGCTCTCTGGAATTTACTGTGCGGCAGACACCGGATACATTGCGTATCAATTCCACAACGCATAAGATTTTATTCCGTGGATTGACCTATAACATAGACGGCATTCTGCCGAATTACAAATCACTGGACTATATGAAAATTGTTGCAGGGACAAGAAAGGCTGGTGATTGCGATGACTTCTGTTGACGATATGGCATCTGAGATCATGAAAGGATTGCAGGAATATGCAGACCTTGCAGATACAGAAATGAAAAAAGCTGTCCGAAAGACTGCAACCGAAGTTAGAAAAGAGATATCTTCCAATGCGCCAAAGGACACTGGTGCTTATTCAAAAAGCTGGGCAACGAAAAAAGTCAGTGAGAATAGTCATTCACTCGAAATGACGGTACATTCCAAAAACCGCTATCAGCTTGCACATTTGCTGGAGCATGGTCATGCCAAACGTGGCGGCGGTCGTGTTGCTGCCAGACCGCATATTGCTCCGGCTGAACAGAACGGTGAGGAATTACTGGAGAATTTTATCAGAAAGGCATTATCATGACCTATGAAGAAATCAACGAAATGATGCAGGAAGTCGGACTGCCTTTTGCCTATCACCATTTTGCCGAGGGAGAAAGTCCGAATCCTCCATTCCTGCTTTTCCTTTCCCCGGGAGAAAATACTTTCAGCGCAGATAATTTGACATATCACAGTTTCAAACATCTGGATATCGAACTGTACACCGATGAAAAATCCCCGGAAACGGAAGAGCGTGTGGAGGAAATTTTAAGACAGCATCATATTTTTTACAACAAATCCGAGGTATGGATTGAGTCAGAACGACTTTATGAAGTACTTTACGAAACGGAGGTTTGATTTATGGCAAAGAAAAGAAACAAGGTGAAATTTGGCTTGTCCAACGTACATTGGGCAAAGATTATCCAATGGGGCGAAGATTCTGATGGAAACAAGACGGTACCGGCATATGGCGAATCCGTAAGCCTTCCTGGTGCAGTTTCATTGTCTATTGATGCCAACGGCGGCAACGAAAATTTCTATGCCGACAATGGGGTGTATTACGTCATCAATAACAATTCCGGTTATGAGGGTGATCTCGAAGTGGCACTTGTTACCACAGAATTTGCCACAGAAATTCTTGGTGAAATTCTGGATAACCATGGTGTGCTTGTAGAACAGAACGATGCAGAACCTGCGCAGTTTGCACTGATGTTTGAGTTCTCCGGTGACAAGCACAAGATTCGTCATGTCCTCTACTGCTGCAGTGCAAGCCGTCCTGCAACAGAAGGACAGACAACGGAAGATTCTACTGAGGTTAAGACAGAAACACTGTCTCTCACAGCAACGGCACTTCCGACAGGCTTGGTGAAGGCGAAAACCTGTGAAGAAACAGACGAAACTACCTACAACAACTGGTACAAAATGCCGTATAATCCAGATACATCTGTGAAGGCCACGACAACAACTAAATCGTAAGGGGTGATTCTATGGCAATCAAGAAAAATATTCTGGTGGACGGGATAGAAGTACCGTTCAAGGCAAGTGCTGCTGTACCTCGCCTTTATCGTTTGAAATTCGGAAGAGATATTTACAAGGATTTTGCGGCACTGCAAAAATCTGTATCCGAAGGTGATGCGGATAACTCCGGACTGGACATTGAGAGCCTTGAAGTCTTTGAGAATATCGCCTATATTATGGCGAAACACGCTGATCCTGACAATGTTCCGTCCTCTCCGGATGATTGGCTGGAGCAGTTTAACACTTTCAGTATTTACGAGATTTTGCCACAGCTGATAGAACTTTGGGGACTGAACATCGAAACACAGGTGGAATCTAAAAAAAACATCGCCCGATTGACAGAGAAATGACAACGCCGCTTTTTCTGCTGCGGTGTGTACAGTTGGGACTATCTCTTAGTGAATTGGATATGCTCACTATCGGAATCGTGAATGATATGTTTACTGAACGGGAAAATGACGATTTCAAGTATGATACGCTTGCATCTCAGGATGATTTTGACCGTTTTTAGCAGAATGGAGGTGACCGCATGGCAAACAGAATCAAGGGTATCACAGTCGAGATCAACGGTGACACCACCAAGCTTTCCAAAGCACTGGAAGGTGTGAACAAAAATATCCGAAACACCCAGACACAGCTGAGGGACGTAGAAAAGCTGCTGAAACTTGACCCGTCCAATACTGAACTGCTCTCCCAGAAACAGAAACTGTTAGCCGATGCGGTTTCCTCCACAAAAGAAAAACTGGAAACGCTGAAAACTGCTGCAGAACAGGCAAATACCGCTCTTGCAAACGGTGACATCTCACAGGAACAATACGACGCTCTCCAGCGTGAAATCATTGAGACAGAGCAAGAACTGCGGAACCTGCAAAACGAAGCCGACAAGACAAATACAGTCTTTGCAAAACTCGGTGCGGCAGGTGAAGTGATGCAGAATGTTGGTGACAAGATTTCCGATGCAGGTGAAAAGCTGCTTCCCGTGACTGCCGGAATCACTGCACTGGGAACTGTTGCTGTTAAAACAGGAGCAGACTTTGATGCTGCCATGAGCAAGGTCGCCGCTGTATCTGGTGCGACTGGTGATGATCTGCAAGCCTTACGAGATAAAGCCCGTGAAATGGGTTCCCAGACAAAATTCTCCGCAAGTGAAGCTGCCGAAGCCATGAATTATATGGCAATGGCAGGCTGGAAAACAGAAGATATGCTTTCCGGCATCGAAGGTGTCATGAATCTTGCTGCCGCTTCGGGAGAAGATCTGGCTACAACTTCCGATATTGTAACTGACGCACTGACTGCTTTCGGCTTAACTGCTGCCGACAGTGCTCACTTTGCTGATGTGTTAGCGGCAGCATCCAGTAATGCTAACACCAATGTTTCTATGATGGGCGAAACCTTCAAGTACGCTGCTCCGGTTGCAGGCTCTCTTGGTTTCTCCGTAGAGGATACAGCAGAAGCTATTGGTTTGATGGCGAACGCCGGAATCAAATCCACCCAAGCAGGAACGTCACTGCGCTCTATTATGACTGCACTTGCCGGAGAAGTAAAGTTTTGCGGTGAATCCATTGGTGAAGTTGAAATTCAAACCACCAACGCAGATGGCAGTATGCGTGAACTTTCCGATATTCTGGCTGATTGCAGAGTCGCTTTTGCCGGACTTTCTGAATCAGAACAGGCATCTGCTGCACAGGCTCTTGTGGGCAAAAATGCAATGTCCGGTTTCCTTGCTCTCATGAACGCTGCACCTGCGGATATCGAAAAGCTATCCGGTGCAATTTCTGACTGTGACGGCACGTCCCTTTCCATGGCAGAAACCATGCAGGACAACCTTGCCGGACAGCTGACCATTCTGAAATCTCAGCTGGAAGAATTGGCGATTTCTTTTTCGGATATTCTGATGCCTGCTATTCGTTCGATTGTTTCCCATATTCAAGGGTTGGTGGATAAGCTGAATCAGTTAGACCCACAGACCAAAGAGACCATTGTAAAAATTGCTCTGGTGGCGGCGGCATTGGGTCCTCTCCTCATCGTTATTGGCAAAACAATCTCCGGCATTGGCAGCGTCCTTTCTCTGGTGTCAAAAGCACCTGCTGCGATTGGTGCGGTCAAAGGCGGCATTACCGCTGTGACTGGTGCATTGGGCGTTTCTCTCGGAACAATTCTTGCCGTGGTTGCGGCAATTGCGGCTCTTGTAGCGGCATTCATGCATCTATGGAAAACGAATGAGAATTTCAAAAATAATATTCTCGGCATATGGGAACAAATCAAAAGTACATTTTCCGGTCTGACGCAAGGTATCACCGACCGCATCAATGCGCTTGGATTCAACTTTGAAAGTTTCACCGATATGCTGAAAGCGGCATGGGATGCGTTATGTAATCTCCTTGCCCCTGTGTTTGAGGGAGTATTTCAGAACATTGCAAATATTTTTTCTGAGATATCCGGCATCATTCTCGGACTGCTGGATGTATTCATTGGTCTGTTTACCGGCAACTGGGATCAGCTGTGGAACGGTGTCAAAGGCATATTTACTTCCATCTGGAACTTTATTGTAAACACATTTTCCAATATCATGAACACCCTGAAAGGCATTGCCGATGTGGTGCTGGGTTGGTTCGGCACAAGCTGGGACGAGGTATGGACTTCTATCAGGGACTTCTTTGTGAATATCTGGACGAGTATTTCCACGTTTTTTACCGGAATTGTTACGGGTATCCGAGACTTTTTCGTCAACATCTGGACTGGAATCTACACCTTTTTCAGCAATATTTTTAATGCCATTTACACAGTGGTTTCCACAGTATTCCAGACCATTTACAACACCATTATGACTGTCTGGAACAGCATTTATGAAACCATTGCACCTCTTCTGGATGCTTTCAAATACCTGTTTGAGACAATATTCCAGGCGATTCAGATTCTGATTGGTATGGTAATGGACTGGATTTCGGAGAAGATTTCCGCTATCTGGAATGCAATCGTTTCATTTCTGACGCCAATTCTGGAAGGCATCAAAAACACTTTTACTACCATCTGGAACGCCATTAAAAGTGTCATTGATACAGTACTTGGTGTGATTCAGTCTGTGATAACTTCGGTCTGGAATGCGATTTATGGCTTTTTGAGTCCCATTCTGAACAGCATCAAAAGCGTGGTTTCTTCTGTTTGGGATTCTATTTCCAGCAAGATTTCAAGCATCATGAACACCATCAAATCCACGATCTCCAACATCTGGGACAGCATTAAAAGCGCTGTTTCCACAAAGGTCAGCGGCGTGAAAACTGCCATTCAGGACGGATTTCAGGCGGCGGTTGACTGGATCAAGGGGCTTGCTTCTGATGCATGGAACTGGGGTGCAGACATTATCAGCGGTATCATTGACGGCATCAAGAGCATGATTAGCAATCTGGCAGATACGGTCACTGGTGTGGCAGATACCATTCGTGATTTCCTGCACTTTTCCGTACCGGACAAAGGTCCGCTGACCGATTACGAAAGCTGGATGCCGGACTTTATGAAAGGATTAGCTGAGGGCATTAACAAGAGCAAGAAGTATGTGGAAAAAGCGGTCTGTGGCGTTGCTCAGGCAATGCAACTAACCATGGATTCTGATTTGAATTATAGTTTGAATGGTATTTCTGGTGCGGCTCTGAATAGCAGTTCCGGCGGTACGGTTAACAACTACTATAATAACGACAACAGCCGGACAGTGAATCAGACGAATAACTCGCCTAAAGCACTGTCACGGCTGGAGATTTATAGGTTGACGAGGAATGCAGTGAAGATGTGAAAAGTTAATTCAGAAATTGAAATCCCATAATAACAATGCCAAGCACTACAAGAACAACACCGGTAGCACGGTTTAATGTTTTTGGTTTCGCCTTATTTGCGAATACCGCTGCAATACGTGCCCAAATCAACGTAAACACAATACACAATACCCAAGTCAGAATATCCGGTGTGCCGCCAATTGTAAAATGAGATAAAGCTCCTGTCAATGCAGTAAAAGTCATAATGAATACACTTGTGCCTACAGCTGTTTTCAGTTCATATCCCATGATGCTGGTCAGAATCAAAAGCATCATCATTCCTCCGCCTGCACCGATGAATCCACAGATAAAACCAATAATTATTCCACAGATGATGGACTGTATGACACGTTTTTTAGCTGATGTTTCTGCCATGGATTCTTTGGTATTCATCACAGGACGTACAACGAATTTGATGCCCAACAAGAAGGTCATAAATACAGAGAAACCACCCATTGTTGCAGACGGCAAAAGACTTGCTGCATAGCTTCCGACTACCGTAAAAACAAGTACACTTGCCATCATAATCAATCCGTTTTTGATGTCCAGATTTTTATTTTTATGATAAGTATAAGCTGAAACTGCACTTGCCAATACATCAGAAGAAAGTGCAATGCCTACTGCCATATAAGGATCAATGCCTAAAAAAGTAATCAGCATCGGACTGATGACAGCTGCAGCACTCAGTCCTGCAAATCCTGTTCCAAGTCCTGCACCCATACCTGCAAAAAATGTAACCAGAACAGTCAATATCGTTTCCATCATTCTTTTCCCTCCAAAATTTCATCTGAATTTTCACTGATAACCTGCACGACTTCCTCAAAGACTTCACGCATATTATCATCAATATGAGCAAACAGCTTTTCAAAAAACATTTTTTGTAGCTGCTGACCTCGTCGTATCATTGGTTTGGCTTTTTCTGTGCACAGTAGTTCTGTTTTACGTCTGTCATCTTTTACAGCTTGTCTTATCAAGTATCCTTCCTGAACCAGACGTTCAACATTTATCGATACCAGATTGGCTTTGATGTGCCGTATTTCCACAATATCTCTTGCTGTTTTGTATTTTGGATTGTTTCCGAGAAACATCATAATATCAAATGCGGTCTGTGACAAACCTAACTCTTTACAAAGAGGTTTACACACTTTACTGTATGCCATAGAAATTTTTCTTGGAATCTCAATACTAAAATTCATATGCTCCTCCTAAAGTTTCTATTTTGAACAGTTCATTTTTGAAGTATTATATCATGTTATTTTCTTTTTGTCAATGAAAGGCAGGTGAAACTTTGTTCTACACGATATACCTCGAAAACGAAGCAGGTCAGCAGATTGACCTCTCCAAAACAGCAAACGAGTTTATGTTCTCAAAAATAGAAGGACTCAACCCTCCGGCTGGAACAATCAGCACCTCCACCTATGCAGGTATGGACGGCTCATATCTCAACAATGCCTTTATCGAAAAAAGAAATGTGGTTATCTCCTTTCAGATGCGTGGGATTGATATTGAAAAACGCAGACATCTGCTGTATCGTGTGGTCAAGCCGTCCAGATATATCAAGGTTTACTACAAGACCGCCGGAATAGATGTATACACAGAAGGTTACGTGGAAACCTGTGAGATTAGCAACTTCGATGCCCTCACAAGTGGACAAATCAGCATTATCTGTCCTGATCCATACTGGTACAGCACATCTGCAGTCTATGCCTACTATAGCCAAGTGACTGGAGCATTCCATTTTCCGTTTCCGAAAAGTGATGCTCCTTTTCCACTGGGCGTTTACAGCACAACGGACAACATTATCATACAGAATGACGGTGATGAAACAGGATTCACGATTCAGATAGAGGCTTCATCAAGTGAAATCGTGCCGGAAATTGCGGCATATACCCCGACTATCTATAATGCCGATACCGGAGAATACCTACAAATCAAAGGCGATATTCTAAAAGGCGATGTTATTACAATCACTACGAAAACTGGCAATAAAACCGTTACCCTTACCCGTAACGGTGTGGACAGCAATATCATCAACCGACTGGTATCCGGTTCAACATGGCTTTCTCTTCGTGAGGGCAAAAATACATTTCATGTGCAAGCGGTGCGAGGTGTGAAAAATCTGAAAGTCACACTGATGCACAGAAATGCTTACTTGGGGGTGTGATATGCAGATAGAAATTTACAGTTTAACAGCAGAAGAGAATCAAATTTCCATTGACCTTGTTGCAATCTGCGACAGCTTTTCCTCTCTTTTGTGGGACGTGGAATATTATCAGTGCGGTTCATTTGAAGTGTACATTGCCGCCAATCCGCAGAATGTGGAGACTTTTCAATTGGGCAGAATTGTTGGCAGAGATGATGATAAGGAGCACTTTGGCATCATTGAATCCGTAAAAATAGAAACCAATGCAGAAGACGGCGATTACCTTACTGTTTCGGGCAGATTTCTCACTTGCCTGCTGGAGCGAAGAATTATTTATCCTTCATTTTCGGCAAATGATACATACGAGAATATGGTTCGGAGTGTGCTATCACGAAATGCCATTTCTGCCGGAATCCGCAATATACCGGGACTTTCCATGGGGACAGTTAGCGGCGAATGCTGGCAGGGCAAAACAAGATTACAGGTCAGCTATGATAATCTGATGGAATGGCTGTATACCATTTGTGAAACCATCGGCGGATCTGCTAATATCCGCATGGACGGCAATACGCTGAAATGCGATTTATTTGAGGGAACGGACAGAAGTATTCTGCAATCTGCAAATCCGCATATTGTCTTTTCGGATTCATATAACAATCTGCTGTCTTTCTCTTACGCTGCGGATTCTTCCGTTCAGAAGAATTTTGCATATATTTTCGGTTGTGGTGAAGGGAGTGCAAGAAAGCGGACAACATATTATTCCGGTTCAGAACCAACCTATCTTGATCGCTATGAAGTGTATGTGGACGAGCGAAACACGGCTCATGAGGAGGATGTCAGCGATGCAGAATATCTGGAGCTATTAAAAGAATCCGGTGCAGAAAATATGTTCCCTCCAAAAATTGTGTCAGAATCCACAATCGCAGCATTTTCCAACCAGTATCAGTACAACAAAGATTATTTTGTCGGCGATTATGTGACGGTGGAACATACACGATTTGGCTTGATACTGCCGAAAATACAGCTGATCGGCATGATTGAAAGCTTTGACCAGAATGGTCGGAGCTTAACACCAACATTCAAAGGAGCGTGATTTTATGGCATTTTCATATGGATTTTTCAATGCAAAGAATCTGGACAGGGTGTATACCGCAGAAGATTTCACAAGCTACCTGTCCAGTCTGATCTGTAACGGCATTCTTGATACATACGGGGATAACTTTTTAGTGACCGCAAGCGGCAATTTATCTGTTGTTATCGGCACAGGAAAAGCGTGGATTGGAGGTCATTATTTCATCAATGACATGGCGTATACACTTGACCTGCGGCAGTATGTTGATGAATCCCTGAGCCGTTATGTAACCATTGGCATCAGCTGTGATGTGAGTGATTCTGTTCGTGCCTGCAAGCTGGAAGTAAAATCCGGCACGGCAGCAACTTCTCCGTCTGTCCCTGCCTTTGAAAATACAGACACGAAAACTTATCTGACACTTGCGTCAGTCCGTTTGAATGGCGGTATCACAAGCATTTCTCAGTCCAATATCAAGGATTACCGCAGTGATGAAAAGAAGTGCGGTTATGTGAAGTGTATTCTTGGAAAATGCAAGGTTTCAGAAATTCTTGCCGCTTTAGACAGCTACAATAAAACTGTTACAGAACTGAACAATCGTGTTGCAGAATTTCAGGAACGTTTAGCAGAAGTAGAGGAAATCTGCGGTACAACAGGTGTCATTCTGGTTTCTGCGGGACAGTGTGGAGAGAATGCTTTTTATGCATTGTATTCTGACGGCTCTTTGAAGCTGTATGGCAGCGGCGCAACTTATGATTATTCTTCAAGCAACTCCTCGCCATTTGATGGAAATCAAGTGGTGCAGAGTATCACAGTTTCTTCCGGCATTACCAAAATCGGAAATAAAATTTTTGCCGACTGCGACAATCTGAAAACAGTATCTTTACCGGATACGGTCACTTCTATCGGAGAATCTGTGTTTACAATATTTGAAGATATGGTGGGTGTTGTTCGTGGTCTGGAAGAAATTACGATTCCGGCAAGCGTGAAATCAATTGGAAAATGGGCATTTTCCGGAACAAAGCTGACAGAGATCATCATTCCGGCGAGCGTGACAGAAATTGGAGATTATGTATTCCGTGATTGTGCAAAGCTGAAAACGGCTCGGATCGACAGCAGTCTGATTGGCTCGTTTATGTTCACTTCCTGTTCTGCACTTTCCAGTCTGACAATTTCTGCAAAATGCAAGTCTATCGGTGCTAATGTCATAACCTATTGCAGCAGCCTTGAAACCATTACTTATGAAGGCACGATTGCACAATGGAATGCCATTCAAAAGCCGAACAACTGGATGTCCTCCGGTCAGCATTATTACAATGACTATCTGAAGAAAATTCAGTGTACAGATGGATATCTGGAATACGATACTGAAAATTATACGTGGATTGAGGTGAAGAGTTGATGCTGAAATTTTTAGTCAGACAACAGAAAATTGAAATTCTGGAGCGTGAGATCATCGCATCCGACCAGATTGCATTTGTCACGCTGAAATTTACCTTTGACGGTGACTGGAAGAATTTTCATAAGGTGGTACAGTTTACGCAGTGCGATGAAACCTACAATAGAGTACTTGGAATGGATGGTTTGTCTTGTTTACTACCTGCAGAGCTTCATGCAGGTGCGGTGAAAATATCTGTGTTTGGTTATGATGCAGAGAATACGGAAGGTCTGAGGGCAACTACTGTTCCGGTCACGCTGAATATCCGTCAATCCGGATTTGTGGGAGATGATGACAACAGTCCGATTCCTCCAACACCGGATTTGTATACACAGCTCTTGCAGAAAATCAGCGAGAAAGGAAAAGACGGAGAATCAGCATATCAGATAGCAATTGAAAATGGATTTGTTGGAACTGAAACGGAATGGTTGGAAAGCTTGAAAGGTACTGACGGTCTACCAGGCAAGGACGGTATTGATGGTAAGAATGGTTCAGACGGTCATGACGGAGTCAACGGAATAGATGGAAAATCTGCCTATGAAATTGCTGTTGCAAATGGTTTCATCGGAACAGAATCTGAATGGTTGGAAAGCCTGAAAGGTTCAGATGGAAGAGATGGAGTTGACGGAAAGGACGGTGCTAACGGACTGCCCGGCAAAGATGGCATCGACGGTGAACCGGGAGTTAACGGAACAGATGGCAAATCCGCATACATAATTGCTGTAGAGCATGGATTTACCGGAACAGAAACAGAATGGCTTGCCTCTCTGAAAGGTGCTGACGGAAAAAACGCACCCGAAGTTGACCTGTCCAATTACGCCACCAAAGACGAGTTGCAAAAGCTTGAGGAAAATGCAGCATACTTGGAGAATCTCATCAATAACTCAACCTCCGTTAGCTATACAGTTCTTTTTGAATCCGGCACCGATGCACTTACCACTTATGGCGAGAACATCTACACCTATTACAATGACGGTTACCGTTCTCTTTCAGGTTTTGCGGAAAGCTATCCGCATTTCTGCTGTGCTGAAAATGACTATGCGATTTACTTCAACCAGACTGATTTCAGCTGGGCTGGGACTGTATTTGTCCTCTGTCTGACACCTGTTGTTCTGACTTCTTCCATGCATATGATTCTCAGTTATACAGTAGGAGCATCGCAGGATGCAGAATTCTATCTTGTGAGAAAAATCGATAAAACAGGCTCTGAACTTGCTCAGTATATCTATGAAGAAATACAGGCAGGCAATGCAGTGGAGTTATCATTCAAATGGCTTTATTCCGATACATATATTTCCGTGATGCAGTCACTGGAGAATGTACCGGATGGAGAATATTATCTTGCCTTCAATGGCACATCGGACAACTCACATCCGATGATAAAATCAATCAAATTTCTGAAAGGGTGATGTTTATGAAAGAATGGATCTGTATGATTGCTGGCATTGTTGGTGGCTTCATCACCACACTGCTTGGCGGCTGGGATTCTGCACTTGTTACTCTTATTGTATTTATGGGAGTGGACTTCTTTACAGGTGTGGTCACTGCAGCCATGGGCAAATCAAAGCACACTGACAGCGGAGGTTTGTCCTCAAAAGCGGGCTGGTTCGGACTTGCAAAAAAGGTCTGCACCTTGCTCCTTATTGCTGTTGCAGTGAGAATGGATATTCTGCTCGGTACGACTTACATTCGTGATGCCGTCTGCATTAGCTTTTGTCTGAATGAACTGCTGTCTATTGTAGAAAATACATCACTTATGGGAGTCCCTTTTCCACCCGCAATCAAAAAAGCAATCGATGTTCTGCAAACAAAAGTTGGCAGAATAGAAGAGAAAAACGACAAGGAGGACGAATAATATGGCTATCTTAAAACCTGATAAAACAACAACCCTCGGCGGTGTCACCGTCAATGAGTACTTACTCACAAAACACAATCCAAACAACATCGATATGCCCTCCGTTTCCATGGAGGGCAAAATTATTGGTATTACTGTTCACAACACCGATTGGATTACAACTGCGGCAGGAACTACTTCTGCGGAACAGTACACTCGTGCTACTGTGAACGGCAATATGAAAGATGTCAGAGTGCATTATTACGTTGACAACGTCTGTGCGTGGCAGGATCTGCCTCTCAGCCTTAGTGGCTGGCACGCTGCTGATGGTAGCGGAAACGGCAACCGCAGAACCATTGCGATTGAGTGCATTATGTCCTCCGCCTACAACGATAAGGATAAAAAGTCCGAGGATAACTGTGCAAGACTGGCGGCAGCATTGCTTAATAAATACAAGCTGTCAATTGATTGCCTTTACACTCATAACTACTGGTACAGCAGAAAATACTGTCCTGCATACATTCTTCCTCACTGGGATAAGTTCAAAGCAAAGGTGCAGTCGTACATGTACTCCGGTTCTTCTGCGACAGCTACTTCTAAACAGCTTTACAGAGTGAGAAAGACATGGTCTGACGCTAAATCGCAGATTGGTGCTTTTTCTTCTCTGGAAAATGCCAAGAAAGCCTGCAAAGCAGGATATTCTGTTTTTGACAGCAGTGGTAAACAGGTATATCCGGCGAAGAAATCCATTGACGAAATCGCCCGTGAAGTGATTCAGGGTAAATGGGGCAACGGTGCAGAACGTAAACAGAAACTGACCGATGCGGGTTATGATTATAATGCGGTACAGAATCGAGTCAATGAACTGCTCAGATAACTGAATAACAACATTGCTGTAATGCCCATCAAGGAGCCGTTTCCTTGGTGGGCATTATTTTTTTGCCGCAAAACGGAATAATTGCAGATTCCAATACATAGCTGTCAAAGGGAGAACTAATTAACGATTAAACTATGAATCGAAGGAACAACCCTTGATGATTGGAGGTCTGCGATTGTGACAAATGAGCAAAAAGAACAAATCATAGCCTACAAAAGAGACGGCTTTGGTTATAAGAAAATCGGTCAGTTGATGGGGCTGTCGGAGAATACAATCAAAAGCTTTTACAAGCGGAACAAACCGGAAGAAAACCAAACAGATGTGCAGGATAGTATTTGCCCATGCTGTGGCAAATCGATAAGAGTATCTACTGGCAGAAAACAGAGGAAGTTCTGCTCTGACAAATGTCGTATGAAATGGTGGAATGAGCATCTCGACCGTGTGGATAAAAAAGCAAATTACGAATTCGTATGTGCCTGCTGTAAAAAGCCGTTCACAGCTTATGGAAACGCTCATCGGAAGTATTGCTGCCACGAGTGCTATATCGAGGACAGATTCGGGGGTGGCGGCAATGTCTAAGGAAGAAATGGAGAGAGAAAAACTGTATCAGGCAACGATGGCGATGGCTCGTTCTATGCTTCGACAATGCCTTATCACTGAGGATGAATACCGTCAAATTGATACAATTTTTACCGAAAAATACGCTCCAAGTTCGGGTACATTATTTGCCGACATTGACTTGATAAATGCCGAAAAGTACGGGAATATATGATGCTGACAAGGAGTGATTCTATGCGAAAGATAAGCAAAATTGAACCCAAAGCGGCGGCTATAAAGCCTAAGAAAAAGGTTGCAGCTTATGCCAGAGTGTCAAGAGACACCGAACGTTTACTGCATTCCGCATCGGCACAGGTCAGCTATTACAGCAGTATGATTCAAAAGAATCCTGACTGGCAGTACGCAGGGGTATATGCAGATTATGGCATATCTGGCACAAAGGTTGCAAAGCGTGACGAGTTCTGCCGAATGCTGCAGGACTGCGAAGATGGGAAAATCGACATTATCCTTACAAAGTCCATCAGCCGATTTGCAAGAAATACGGTTGACCTTCTGGAAACGGTACGGCATTTGAAAAGTCTCGGTGTGGAAGTGCGATTTGAAAAAGAGCATATCAATTCCATGAGCGGTGACGGAGAACTGATGCTTTCCATCCTGGCATCCTTTGCACAGGAAGAAAGCCGTTCCATTTCAGACAACTGTAAATGGGGTATCCGCAAGCGTTTTCAGTCCGGTGAGATTGGTATGGCAAATAAGCACCTAAGTGGCTACCAATACGATGAGAAACAGAAATGCTACATGGTAGTTCCTGAAGAAGCCGAAATGGTGCGATGGATGTTTCGAATGTACCTTGACGGCACAACACTGCGAAATATTGCAAAAAATATGAATGATGCAGGATACCGCACAATCAACGACAAGCTCTTTAATAAATCTACGGTAAGGCAACTTTTGCATAACGATATTTATGCAGGAATTATCCGCAGACAGAAATCCTACATACCAGACCCCATTTTAGGGAAAAAGGTCATCAATGATGGTGTTCTGCCACAGTATATTATCGAGGATGCTCATGAAGCCATTATCGACAAGGAAACCTATGAATTAGTACTTGCTGAGCATAGGCGTAGAGAGTCGATGCAAAATCCGACCTACCCATTTACCAGAAAGATAAAGTGCGGTATCTGCGGCAGATCATACGCAAGGGTAGCAGCCGCAAAAGAAACTCAATGTGCAAGATGGCTGTGCCGCAGTAAGAAGGAAAAAGGTATGAACTGCGGAAGTCAGAGTTTTACGGAGCCAAAGCTCCAAGAAATATGTGCAGAGCTAATGGGAACGGATGGATTTGACGAGCAGAAGTTCAATGAAGCAGTCAACAGCATCACTGTGCTGGATGGCGGAGATGTTCAGATGCAGTTCAAGGGCGGCGAAACAAAAACATGGAAAATGCCACCAAAGCCTGTGAAGGTCAAAAAGGAAAAAGTACTAAAAATACCGCACAACTTATTGGATGGGAAAATCTTCTGTGGGATGTGCGGCAAGCGGTATGGCAGAGCCATAAGTACCACGAAAGACGGCGGACATTTATATTGGAGCTGCAGAGCAAAGCACCAGCATGGCATTACCTGCGACAGCGTGAACTATGCAGATACGGAAATCAGAGAAATCTTCTGTAAAGTGATGCAGAAAAAGTCCTTTGATGATGAGTTTTTCACCGCAACCGTAGAAAAGATGGTAGTCCAGAAAACAGGCAGTATCGATTTTTATCTGAAAGACGGCATGGTCAAGCACTTTGAAACATTAAAACTTAGAGTGAATGTTCATCAAAGCACCTCGACAGACGAGTTTATCGGAAAAATCAGATGCGGCATCTGTGGGAATGTACTTCGCAGGTATTGCAGCTACGGAAAGTACCACTATTGGTATTGCCCAGGCAAATCAAAAGTCAGAACAGAGTGCAACGCACAGGACTTGGCAGACTGCAATCTGCGAACCGTATCCGCTTACATTATGGGTACAGAAGAATTTGATGCCTCTGAGTTTGCGAAGCAAGTCAAAGCGATCATAGTCCAGAAGGACGGTAGTTTGAAATATTATTTTTACGATGGAAGTGAGAAAACATGGCAAAAAATGTGAGGACAATCCCTGCTACAATTAGTCGATTCACCGCCACTCCACTTACCGCAAAAGAAAAGCGAAAGGTGGCAGCCTATGCTCGTGTCAGCACTGACCACGAGGAACAGCAGTCGAGTTATGAGGCACAGGTGGATTATTACACAAATTATATCAAAGGGCGTGATGATTGGGAGTTCGCAGGTTTATATTCAGATGAAGGTATCAGTGCGACCAACACCAAGCACCGTGACGGTTTCAATTCGATGGTGCAGGATGCATTGGCGGGAAAGATAGATCTTATCATCACAAAATCGGTCAGCCGATTTGCAAGAAATACGGTTGACAGCCTTTCTACGATACGAAAATTGAAAGAAAACGGCTGCGAATGCTACTTTGAAAAAGAGAATATATGGACATTTGATGCAAAGGGCGAACTGCTCATCACGATTATGAGTTCTCTTGCACAGGAAGAAAGCCGTTCTATTTCAGAGAATACCACATGGGGACAGCGTAAGCGTTTTGCAGATGGCAAGGTAACCGTACCGTTTGGCAGGTTCCTTGGTTATGACCGTGGCCCCGATGGGAATCTTGTGGTCAATGAGGAACAGGCAAAGACAGTGCAGCTGATTTACAAGCTGTTTCTGGATGGCTATTCCTGCGGCAAAGTGGCGAAAAAACTGACAGAGCTTGGCATTCCTACGCCCGGCGGCAAAAAGAACTGGAGCAGTTCTACCGTCCGGAGTATTCTGACGAATGAGAAGTACAAGGGCGATGCCCTTTTGCAGAAGGTCTACACCACCAACTTCCTCACCAAAGAGAAAAAGAAGAACAACGGCGAAGTACCACAATACTATGTGGAGAAAAATCATGAAGCCATCATTGACCCACGCATTTTTGAACAGGTACAGGCAGAGATGGAACGCCGCACCAATTCAGAAGGGCGGTACAGTGGTACAGGTATTTTTGCATCGAAAATCAAGTGTGGAGACTGTAGTGGCTGGTTCGGCTCTAAGGTATGGCATTCCAACGACAAGTACCGTCGGGTGATCTATCAGTGCAATCATAAATTTAAGAATGGCTGCAAGTGTAAAACACCGCATCTGACCGAAGATGAAATCAAAGAGGTATTTATCAAGGCAGTCAATCAATATCTTTCAGAGCGTGAGGCTCTGATGGAAAATGCGGAAACCATTCTGCATTTGCTCTCGGACACTGCTGAACTGGAAAAGCGGCTTGATGAGAGTGCCGTAAAGATGAATGCTCTGGTGGAACAGACGGAGAACATTGTGGCAGAGAATGCCCGTGTGGCACTCGACCAGACCGCCTATAATAAACGCTACGACAGTTTGATTTCACAGTATGAAGCTGAGAAATACACCTACGATAAGCTGGAATCTGAAATTGCAGATAAGAAGGCTCGGCATCAACAGCTGCAGGACTTCATCATTGCGGTCAAGGAAACCGCACAGTTTCAGACAGAATTTGATAAAGGACTGTGGTGTGCCTTGGTGGATTTCCTTACGGTGAAAAGCAAGGATGAGATTACAGTGACCTTCCGTGATGGAACAGAGATTACAGTGGAATAAGCAAATAAGCCGATTTTGCACTCAGGGTTTTTGAAGCCTTGGGTGCTTTTTTCTATGCACTCATTCGTTAAATAATAGGGGGTGCAAATCCGACTTAGGGGGGTGCATCGTTAAAAGGTAGGGGGTGCAAAATCGCAATCGTTAAAAAGTAGGGGGTGCAGATTTTTGCACCCCCTAAACTGCAATCGTTGCATTGTATCAAAATCAGCGTTTTTATGGACGAAGGAATAACAGGTACGCAGGCGAAGAAGCGTCCATCGTTTCTGAGAATGATAGCGGATGCGAAGAACGGAAAGTTCGACCTGATTGTTACCCGTGAAGTATGCCGATT